GTGAACTTGGTCTGTTGTAGCCCCACTAAAGTTTTCAGCTGGTAATAGTGCGGCTATGTCCCATTCATCTGCCTTTATTTCTAAGAAACTAGACCGCACTTGATTATACAAATATCTTTTTATACAAGGTGTTGCTTCAAACAACCTTGATGCAGATTTCAAATAATTATAAGTTACTCTAAATTTTGTTTTTTCATCATAATTATCATTGTTTAATGTTTCACTCAACTTATCTAATAGATTTATTCTAAACTTAGGATGAATGTAATGTAAATTCAAACCTAAAAATCCATCTTTATATTCTTCTACGGGTATCACTAAAGGAAACTTATCAAAATATCTCATTTTTTCTTTAGTTTTAGGATCATAGAAGTAAAAATACATTTTGCCAATGATTGTATTACTTTTGTCAGCATATCTCATTAGAGCTGTATTGCTGACTTTCATTTCTTCAACTTTAGACACTAACCATGCACGAGCTTCACGAGTTCGTGGCGTTAACCCCTCTTTCGCTAAAGATTCTTTGATTCTATCGATTAAATATGGCATTTATCTATTTATATCAAATGCCTAACTCTTTTTCAGTAATGAGCATGAATTCCCAACCGTGTTCTTTACAGAACAGGTCAGCGGCTCGCCACTTCTCCTGATTGACAGCGTATGCAACAGTTTCTCTGAGGAATGTCTGTGTTCTTCTTTTTTGTGTGGGTAATTTGGTTTGTTTCTCTGGTTTGACCTCTAACATCAAAGTCTTTTCTGTGCCATTCTTCTGTTTCATCCTTGCAATAAAGTCTGGAAAGTAACGATGAACTCTATTATCAACAGGCGAACGGTATGGTATGGGCATTTCTTCACTTGCCCACCAAACACAGTTCTTGTTTTCGTCTAAAAACTTCATCACTCGGCGTTCCCAGTTTGAACGATAAATAATATTAAAAGGATCACCTTTATATTTACTTGGGTTTTTAGGTGTATATTTTCCAGAATATGGCATAAATACTACTTATGCTATCAATTATAATAATCGGATAAAAATATGTCATTGTTTGGCTTCGGCGATATCAAATTCAATAATAACAAAAGAAGTGGTTTTGGACCATTAGCTGCCTTAGAGGGCACAGAATTTCAAAGGACAACTTATCGTTATCCTTTAGATGTTGGTGCTTTTGATAAAGGACATTATATGGTTTTTTATATTCGTCAGCAAAAAAAGACAAGTTTTACAAGTCCAGAGGCTAAAGAAAGTATTCCTGTTGGTGCAGCTAATCAAAATCCAGGTTCTGAACAGTATTGGAATGCAAAAACAGGAAGTGAAATAGGGGGTAGATTAAAAAATGGAGCGAATTCAATTTCTTCAGCTGTCACAGGAAACAGTTTAGGAAATTTAGGTTCTAAAATTTCAAGTGTAACAAATGGTGCTTTATCATCTTTACCTGGTTCTGTTAGTTCAGCATTATCCAATTTAGGTTCAAGAATTAAAGGCGCAGCTAATAATATATTTGGCCAAACAAACATCTTAAAAGGCAATTCACAATCTACTCAAGCTGTTTTAGATACTAGACTAAAAACAATAACTAATAACAGTTTTTTAAGAACAACAAAACTAACAACAGATGCGATAGCCTTGTATATGCCTGATACCTTGTTATTTGAACACCAACAATCATATAGTAGTATGGAATTAGGAGAATCTACAGCCGGTAAAATAGCAGGTATTGCTAAATCTGCAATGGATGCTTCAAAAGGAAGTATATTAAAGGGAGCTGCTTCAGGTACAGCTGAAATATTAGGACAACTTGGAGCTGAAATTTCTAAAGGAGTTGTTGGAGAAGATGCAACCAGAGCAGGACTAGCAGCGATTGGATTTGCTCAAAATCCAATGTTAGAAATGGTTTATCAATCACCAAATTTTAGAACCTTTCAGTTTGATTTTATGTTTTATCCAAGAAGTGAACAAGAAGCTTTAGAAGTTCAAAAAATATTAGATAGGTTTAAATTTCATCAAGCGCCCGAATTTGCCGGAAATGGACGAACATTTAGCACATTTTTAGTTCCACCATCAGAGTTTGATATTAAATTCTATTATGGTGCTGGTGAAAACCCAAACATTCCAAGAATATCAGATAGTTGTGTTTTAGAAAATATTTCTATTAATTATGCACCTAATGGATGGTCATCATATGAAGTACCAGGTGAAAATATTGCATCTCGTGGTAGAACAGGTATGCCTACCGCAATTCAATTAACATTACAGTTCAAAGAAACAACATATCTTACTAAAGCAGATTTAAGAAAAGATGATGCTGGTATGAGAGTTGAAGTAGATACAGTAGATTAATAAAACAAAAGAGAATTATAAATGGCAAAGTATTTTAATTATTTTCCAGTCACACCTTATGTAAGTAATAATCAAACAAGTGGTGTTGATACGGCTACTAACATCATTGCTAGATTTTCATTTGAAAAAAAATTAAAAGAAAACGAAAGTTCTTTTTATAAGTATACAATTAAAGATAGTGATACACCAGAGATTATAGCTAAAAAATATTATGAACATTCAGAACGACATTGGATTGTTCTTTTATTTAACGACATTATAGATCCTCAATATGATTGGCCTTTACAATATTCACAATTTATTGATTATGTTGATTCAAAATATACAGCAAATGGTGCAGCTAATACAACAGTTCAAACTGGATTAGAATGGGCTCAAGATATTAATAATGTAAAAGAATATTATAAAATTGTGACTAGAACTTCTTCTGATGGAACTGAAATTATTGAAAAGTTAGAAATAGATGCTAACACATATGCAAATGTTGGTTCAAGTCAAGTTTCTCATACACTACCAGATGGTTCTGAAGTTGTAGAAACAATTTCAACTTTAACTAAAACCTGGTATGAATATGAAAATGAACAAAATGAAGCAAAAAGAGAAATTAATTTGCTTAAAAAAGAATTTGTTGGTGAAGTAGAAAAAGAATTTAAAAGAGTAATTAGTGAATGAGTGATATATCAATAAACCAATCCATACAATTTGATGTAAAAGAATTGGCTTTGGTTACTAAAAATGGAACAATAGATTTACGAAAAATATATGAAGAAATTAATATATTTGAATCTTTATTTTTACCTGTAATTAATGGAACAATTCTAATAACTGATTCAATTGGTCTTTCAAATAAACTTTTGTTAGATGGTTCAGAATCAATTTTAATTGAAGTAGCCAAAGATAAAGATTCAGATATCGCATCATTTAAAAAAGCATTTCGTGTTTATAAACAATCAGATAGAAATAATCAAAATCAAAACAGTGAAAGTTATGTTTTACATTTTTGTTCAGATGAATTATTATTTTCCGACCAACAACGAGTAAATCAAAGTTACACTGGAAAATATTCTGATATTGTTGAAAATATTCTTTTAGATTATTTAAAAGTTCCTAAAAACAATCTTGGTGGAATTTACCAAGAAACACAAGGTTTAAAGAAGTTAGTTATTCCAAATTTAAGACCTTTAGAAGCTATTGAATGGTGTGCTAAAAGAGCAACAGATATCAAACAGTCACCTAACTATGTGTTTTTTCAAAATATTTCAGGTTATAACTTTGTATCATTATCAAAATTATTAACTTTACCTGAAATATTAGATGTTAAATTTGAATCAAAAAATATAGAAAGTCAAAATAGTTTTGATGAACTATCAAGTGCTAGGCATTTTGAAGTTGTTTCACAAAATGATTCATTAGAAAAAACAAGAACTGGTGTTAATGCTGGTAAATTTATAGGTTTTGATCCACTTACACGAACCATATCAACAAGAGGTATTAGTTTTTTAGACATTTATGGTTCAATGGATCATGGAAATAAAATGCCAAATGTTTCTGATATTAAAAATAGAACAGGACAAAGTAATTTAGAAGCGTTTGATTCTAAAAAAATAGTTAGTATATTTGGCGCTAGTCGTAAATACAGTGAATATATTAAAGCAAAAGATCCAACCTCATTAACTTTTGTTGAAAACTATGAAGATTTGAATTTTCAACGAACAGCTATATTTAAACATTTAATGTCTAAACGATTAAAATTTGTGATGCCTGGAAATTTTCAATTATCAACTGGATATAATGTTAATGTTACTGTGCCTGAAATAGCTGTAAAAGAATTAGGTTCAACGAATGAAGATTTATCATTAAATGGAAAACATTTAATTGTTGGAACAAGACATATTATAGGTTTTGATAAACATGAGACTATAATTGAAGTAGCTTCAACCTCAACAAATAATGATTTTGTTTCTTCTTCTAATCCATCACAATCATCAGCGATAGAGAATTATTAATATGGAAAATGAAGATAAAAAAGATTTTGCTGGTAAGAATGGTTTTACTTGGTGGATTGGTGTTGTAGAAAGTAGACAAGACCCACTTAAACTTGGTCGTTGTCGAGTAAGATGTGTTGGTTGGCACGCTGATGATAAAATGCGTTTACCAACCGAAGATTTACCTTGGGCTATGCCATCGTTTCCAGTCAATAACTCAAATACATATACACCAAAAGAAGGTGATATGGTTTTTGGTTTTTTTGTCGATGGTGAAAATGCACAAGAACCTGTTATGTTGGGTGTATTGCCTGGTATTCCTTTATTAGAACCAAATAGACAACAAGCATACAACGATCCAAGAACAGAAGATGAATTAAACGCATCTCCTAGAAAACCTGAAGATGTTGTATTAGAAGATTATCCATTTGTAAATAATCATCCAAGAAAATTAGATGAACCAACAACATCTCGTTTAGCAAGAAACGATACGGATTATATTAGTAACATCAACACAAAAAAGGCACAAAACAAAGCAACAAGAGTTGAACCTGATTCATATTATAACGCACAGTATCCATATAACAATGTCTATGAATCTGAATCTGGTCATGCACTAGAGTTTGATGATACAAAAGATAATGAAAGAATACATTTATATCACAGAAGTGGTTCATAT